TTTGATGCCTTCGACGTATGCGGCAACGTGCTCCTTCGTAATGCCCTTCGCTTCGAGCGCAGCAATAGACTCAGGAGACAGCGCGCCCTTCTCCGCGTATTCCTTGGAGAGTGCAGCGAGATCGACTCCCTTTTCTTTGGCCTGCTCTGGCGTGATGACATCGGCGGGCTTACCGAGCTTCTTCTCCAGCTCCTTATATGCCGCCGCGAGGTCTTCAGGAGTCTTGAACTTCCCATCCAGCCACGCTGGACGTTCACCTTCAGGCTCCTTCTTCGCGGGAATCTTCGTAGGATCAACGATGACGCTGCCATTCGGCCCGTCAATCATCATCCCCGGATCAACCAGCGTGTTCGGATCAGCAGCCACGACTTCAGCCACTAGCGATCCTCTCGGATGTTACCGCGCACCGTGACTCTGCTGCCGTCCACCTGTTCAATGGAACGGTCAGGCAACGTCACTACGCGCTGCGGTGGAACATTCTCGCCCACATTCAAAGCGTTCGTCGTTCCCTTGTTGCCAGACTCTGATGGGAGAACAACGCCGTTATCAGCTTTCGCCAAACTCACTCCTTGTTAGGATTCTCCAGAAGCGCCCTCTGACGCTCCTGCTTTCGCAGCCAGCGAATGATCGCTTGCCGCCTTGATACCAGGACCAATCGCCGCCTTCGCGACATCGGCCTGCTGTGCTGCTTGTGTCTCCTGCTGGATCGCTGCGTCACTCTTCACGAGACCCTTATAGTCTGCGCCGAGCGCAGCACCAAAGAGCTTCACGAGAACGTCCACACTCAGCCGCTGCGCACATGCGTCGGGGCCAATGGCCTTCACGAGGCGCTCAAGCATGGCGTCGAGCTTCGCGAGATCGGAGGAACGACCGAGGCCGTCCAAGCCGGTGACGATTTGCGGCGCAATGGTCCCCTTGGGGAGGTGGGGCAGTAGACCGCCTTTCGCACCCTGTGCAAGGAGAATCACTACAAGAGGATGCTGGAGTTCCTGCGCGAAAGTCGAGTAGAACCCACCGTGTGTGGACTCTAGCTCACTAACGACTGCACGAATCTCTTCCGCGGTGACCCGCTCAGCATTCCTCTGGACGCCACTGAGGAGAAGGAAGGCGCGCTCCAGACGTTTCTGGATTTCTCCAGCGACTGAATGAGCCGTGGCAAAGTCGGCCTGCTTGCCGATCTGCAATACGCTCACGTCCTTCTCTAGATCACCGTCGATCACCCCACCGTTTGCTGCTTCAGCGAGAGCCTTCTTGCTCGTCACCCCGTTCTCGTTGACACCGATGACAACCTTAGCGGCAATCGCGGTGCCCTCAACGAGGGACTGTGTGAGACTCTCAAGACTCCGAAGATCGCCTAGGCGTTCCTCTACAAAGCCACGTCCATAGTCCTCATTGGCAATCGCCTTGAAGCGAAGCGCCAGCCAGGGGCACTTGTCCTTCGGATAGGAGCCGACCGTGCCAGGGACGATGTGACCACACACTTCCTGTGCGACGGTCCACTTCCCATTCGTACGGATGACGCGAGTATAGAGCTCAACGGGTTCGCTGCGCTTCTCGTCTGTTCCTGCGGCACCCTGCTCAGCATCCACGAGCGCCTGTGCCTCATCGGGCAGCGTCTCGCGGTCCAGCTCTTCCAACACAATGATTTCCAGCGGAGTCCCCGAGGGGTCCCGCTTGACCACGTAGTTAGACAGCCGGTGCAGCTTGATCGTGCCATCGGGGAGGACGTGCAGCAGTGCATTACCTGCCACAGCGAGCTGCTGGAAGTTCTCGAAGAGTGGCATACGCGCACCCTTCTGTTCCATGCGGTTCATCACCGCGCGCTCCATCTTCGCTAACGCCTCTTCAAACTCTGAGCGGGCATCCTCAAAGTTGTCGCCCTGCTCGGCCTTGAGTTGCTCTAGTGCGTAGTCGTCCAGCGTGAGCCGGAAGAACGCGCCCCCCGGAGGGAACAACGCGAGCATCTGCTTAGCCGAGAGGTTGTTGACACCTTCAGCGCCGACGCCCTGGAAGGGAGTAGCGAACTCTGTCGCTGCTGTCGTGCCTGCCCCCGGAAGGGGGAACAGCGCGGGGATGGTGAGCTTCGCACACTCGTACGCTCGCACGAGGTACGGAGAGCGATCTGCTGCTAGTTGATCGTATCGAGCCTTGGCAGTCTTCGACCACTGTGGTAGCGGTTTCGTTGCCATTACTTCTTCGCTCCAATCTTCGGCAAGATCGCCGTAGCATCAGGAGCGGGGGAACCAATCTTAGGGAGGACCGGCTTAGGCGACGTGTTCGTGGCCTCCACTTTCGGCTGTCCCCCGATTGCAGGGAGGGCCACACACATTCGCGTTACTCGGACTCCTTGAGGATGTTGTTGGTGTTCTGCTTGTTGAACTCAGAGCGCAGCTTCCCGATAACCTGCTGAGCTCCTGAAGCCGCCCACACTTCTCGATCGGTGTCCTTCAGGGAAGGCGCACGATTCGGGAAGGTTCGCTCAAGCCACTCTAAGAGGGCGCGAGGAATGGGCGGGATGGGATTGTCCTTTACTGCGGTCTTTTTCATACCGGCATACCTTTAAGGGAAGTCATTAGAAAGAAGGCCCCTCAAGGGTTCGTTAAGTCCTTGAGGGGTTTCTAGTTAGATGCGATGCAGGAAATACGGAGCCTCGTACATCCCAAGCAGCGTCCAGAGAGGCTGCGTGCGAGTGTCCCGCAGATTCGCTGGAGACCGAATGAGCATCGCCTTGCCAGGGAAGCTCAGCACGTTGTCCACCCGATCATCGAACAGCACGTCCACACCAATCAGCGCCTTGTCGTTCGCTGCGATGAAGTCACGGTACTTGTTCTCTCGTGTGAGGAAGCCCCATCGGAGAAGCCAATCACGCTTCTGATCGACCGTGCCCTCTGTACAGCTCGTGACGTAGACCACACGGTGTCCCTGTGCAAGCAACTTGTAGATACCCTCACGGGCTCTCGGCAGGGGCGAGACGTGCTCGTAGAAGTCTGGCTCTCGGAGAATCTCGAAGAGCTGATTGCGAGAGCACTTCTTGGTGTACTCGTCAATGTCCCACGTGAGGACATCATCGACCGTCAGGTTGTCGCCGTACGCAAGGTTGTACCGACGAATCCATTCGGTGGAGAAGTCGGCTACCGTGTCGTCAACGTCAACGCCAAGGATGAGGGGCTTCATACGTCCTCCTCGACCTCGCGCCGCTCGACGCTGTACTCCAGACGCTCAAGAAGGGCAATCCAATCGTGAGCGTATATCGCGTGCCCCTCAGCAATCACCAATCCATCTAGATACAGACGTGCCCAATCGTCGTTGACGAGCTCATAGACTATCACTTCGCTACCCGCGCCCCTCTCGCCATCGGCGCACCAGCCGCCTCAAGCTCCTCCTGAAGCAGCGCAAGGGCACGCCATGCGACCTTAGTGGTGTGCGAGATGCCGTCTTCAGGATCGACCGTACCACGGTCCACGAGATGCCGCATGATGCAGTCGGCATGATCCATCGACTTCCCGCGAGCCCAATGAAGGTCTTCGCCGGGGTTGTGCTTGTCGTTCCCCTTCTGTGAGAGGGACGCTACTGCGGCGCAAGCTGCCGGGAAGTAGTCAAGGAACCCGCGAGCGAGCGGGATGGCCTTACGCTCTTTTGTAGTGGTCGGGAGGGTGCCATTCAGCACTCGTCCTCCTACCTCACAATCGCACGCGCCTGCACTCTGATCGTCCCAATACATGCAACTCTCACCGTGCATCACATGCCTCACGGGGTCCAAAGCACAACCTCCTTCTTCTTGAAGTCGTAGTCCGTGTGTCGCAAGATGCGAGCTACACGAGCGTTCATTAGGGCAACCTCTTCGGAGAGGCCCTTCTTCACGTACTGCTCCACGACGCGCGGCCAGAGCGGACCACCATGCTCGCCAATGAGTACTCTCTCTGCCGTGACCTTACCGATGCCCGGACAACCGGGGTAGCCATCAGTCGTGTCTCCCGTGAGGGCCTGCATGAGGTGATACCAATTCGCCTCGTCCTCGGTGACCGTGTAGCTCTCCTGCTTCCCGTAGTTGTAGTGCGCGCCGGGGATCGTCTTCATGTCTTTGTCGATGCTCACGCACACTTTCTCACCCTTCACGAGCGTTGGATGAGTCATCAAAATCCCAAGCACGTCGTCACCCTCCAGCGTCGGACGCTCAAAGGTCTCGTACTCCTGATGACAAAACGCGCGGAGCGGAGCGTAGACCACAGGCCGACGCACACGCTTCCGGTTCATCTTGTAGGTGGGCATGACGGTGTTCCGCCAGCGTGAGGCAGAGTCGCTATCGCTCAGTGCAAGGATGAGCCGGTCTGCGCCAGTGGCTGCCTTGATCTCCTGCACGATCCCGTCGAAGCGAAAGCGGGCTTCGTCCAGGTTGGCGTGCAGGGTCCACAATTCATCTCCCCACTCGATGGGCCGTTCGGCTGCGAGTGAGGCTTCGTAGATGATTGTGTCAGCGTCGATGAGGGCTGTCTTCATCGGTTACGCCGCCAGCGGTCAGTTACAGTGCGCGCCCAATCCCAATAGAACGCGACTCCTGCCCCGATGAAGGGAACGAACAGGATCGTGAAGATGATGGCCCCGATAACGACAAGAGCGCCGATCATCCTCCACCGTCCGCTTGTGGAATCGCGAGAGACATCTCCAACTGCACGGCACTGATGCGGTGGATGATGTCTCTGTAGTATGTGATGATCTCCTGAATCTCCTTGTGCGTTACCTTGTGACGGCCCCCGCCCATGATCCAGTCGATGCGATGTTCAATTTCTTCCTTCTCCGTCAACTACACCTCCTAGAAATGAGAAGACCCATGCTTACGCACGGGCCGGTATTGTTTTCGCTTTGTCGTTGCATGTCGTGCAGAGCACGTATGGTGAGTCATTAGGGCAACCACACCAGACGCACTGTGTGGCAAGTTCAGCCATCGGCCCAATCCGCCACTCTCCGTATCTGTTCCGCAGTGGCGTTGGTCTTAATTCTGTTGGCGAGAAACGAAATCACAGCCACGTTCCCGGACACATAACCCAAGCCCGGTATGCGCCGGTCTAATGTCGGGGAAGCGTCATGTATGGCCCCGGTACCAACCACGAGTGTGATGCCGAGCACGGGGCACACCTCTGGTACCACTACGTCTTCTTTCGTGATTGTGAAGGGAAGTCCCTCCAGCCTTGCCCGTTCTTTAGCACCTGACCACATCTTGTTCGCCGGGACCGCTCTGCGCCGCGTATACGCATACGTTCTTTGGTATAGCTTTGAATGTTCACGCGATTTTGCATTGACTCGGCGGTGCACCGTACTGATGACCACTCCGTACATCTCAGCTATCTCCCGCAAGACAAAGCCATACTTATACAGCGCCCTCATTTCTCTGCTGTACTGCTTAGTGAGTTTGGCGCCAATTCTGCCCAATAGATGCCGCACCTGTTAGCGGACAGCGGAAGTGAAAGTGTTCGGTGAGTGATTCGATGTTGGACACTAGGACAGTCTTCACAGCATCAGCGATCTCAGGACGCACAGCCATCTGGTACTCGTCGTGTGACCATAGGAGTGCTGCCCACTGCCCATTCCAGCCCTGCTGCCCATACTGCTCGGTGAGGGATTTGTTGTTGAGGTACCCCCACCGCTTACAGACTACCGCACCGTCGCTCTGAAGCTGAGTGTTGAGTACAGAGTGCTCAGAGCGCGTGTAGACTCTGCGGCCATCGAGCCCGATGAGATACCCCGGCTTCGTGACGAGAGGCTTGAGGGAATCAATGAGAATCTTCAGCGCAGGCGTGTTCTTGAAGAACTCCTTCTTCTTCTGCTTGCCGATCTTCAGATGTTCTTCCGGTGGGGCATCGGGGAACAGAATACGACCGAGCTTCTCATCTCCTGCACCGTAGACGAAAGCATAGAACCATGTCTTGGCTCTGTCCCTGTCAGTGATACCGAGAGAGCGCATGTTGATGGAATGAATGTCTGTGCCATCAGCGGATCGTCCCTCAATCACAGCCTTGATGAACGCCCCTCCGTCGTACTGTGCGAGATGGTGCCCCATACAGCGGGCCTCAAGACCAGACGCATCAGCGCCCACCATTACCCATCCGGGGGGCACCGTGAAGAGTTCTCTACACTCTGCGCCGAACGGCTTCCCCACCTTCGGGACTGCGGACAAGTTCGGAGACGAGTGCGTTGCGCGGCCTGTGATGGTGCCGTTCTGATTCACCCGCCCGTGGATGTGCTGCATACCTGTGAGAGCATTGAGGCGCATGATCTGCAACCAAGCCCCCTCCTTCTTGCTCTCAGCAAGTTGTCCGAGGCGCTTGTTGACCAGAAGGTATTCCTTTAGGACAGCAACAGGCGGATAGGTGAGACCAGCCAGCGTAGACTCATCTACCTGTGGCTGTCCCCCGTCGGTGTACTTCTCAGGCACCCACCCATACAGCGTCATCAGCCTATCGGAGATATGCTGCGTGCTGGCAGGGTTGAAGGTGTGTGTCTTGAACTTCTTGACAGGCACACCGGCCTTGTAGCCCATCTTCTTGTTGTCTCGCTTGGGGATGAAGTCGGGGAGCGGTGTCGTCCACGTTCCGAACTCCTGCCGCAGCACTTCCGCTAACTCCTCTCGGCGTGCTGCAAGCTTTCCTTGAAGCGCCACTGCTTTCTCTACATCCAGCGGCACTCCGTTGCGCTCAAGGCCCACGATGTAGTCCCTGAGACCAAGCTCCGTCTCCACAGCCTCAGCACTCACCCCTCTGCGACGGATGGCGAGCACCAGCTCTCTAGTAACGTCGGTGTCCAACGTACAGTAGTCCTGCATCTCCTGCCGCCAGACTGCAAAGGGCTCCGTGATACCGTTCTCCTTGCACCACAGCTTGTACTCGCCCTTGTGCTTGCCTAGCCGATGTCCCCACGCTTCGAGCGAATGAGACCCTGCGAGCTTCTTGGAGTTTGGGAACTTACCGTGCTTGACTCTCTTCCAGTCCTCCTCGCGAATGTGCGCCCAACGCATCGCGGCGACGATGAAGGTGTCTATTACCGGCCCCTTCAAGCGAAACTTCGGATACACCTTCGTGATGGCGGGGATGTCGAAGCCTATGCCATTGTGCCAATACGTTCTCTCAGCCTCTTCCAATAGGCGAAGCCCGTACTCTATGGAGTGATATACGGCGGGGTCTCCATCGTCAGTGCAGCTTACGACTTCGTTGGTGTCAACATCCCGCAGAACGAGAGAGTGAATCCGTGTGAGTTCTGCAAGAAGTCCATCCGTCTCCACATCTCCCACCCAACGTCTACTCACTCAGGCTCCGCGCGAAACCCTGTCGTCTTCTTCTTGTTCTTCCGCTTCCCTGCCTCAGTCTTCGCGGCCTTCTCTGCCGCCTCCTTCGTGAGGAAGCCGTTCTGTTGCCACGAGCCGGTCTCCCCGAAGGTGACCACAGCCCGCCAATATCGAGGAGACATTTAGAACTCCGGTGATGCCTCCGAATCGGAGGACGGGAAATAAGAAAGGCCCTCCGAAGTGGAAGGCCCTGTTTCGCTAATGATGCCTGTCGAGGTGTCGTACTTGATCTCGAATGTCTTCCCGGTACTTCGTCCGGTGAAACGATCCTTCAACATTCGCACGGTGCTGATCTGCCTCGCAGTTATGTCTTCTGCCTGTTGATCTCGCTCGATGCCGATAACGTAATGCGCCCACGCAGCGATGCCGCGAGACCCCTTGAGATGGCGCAGCATGATCTTGCCTCCATTCTCGTGCGGAACTCCGTCTGGTGTCGCGAGGTGAGATACGATCCAGATGAATGAGCCAAGCTCCTGTGCAAGCCCTGCTGCTTCACCCATCACGCGCTCCAACTCCCGCCGCTCATCGTCTGCACCCGCAGCGAATGCCGTGAGGTTGTCCACCACGAAGTAGCGCACGTCGTTGTTGTGATGGAGGAACCGGATGCGCTCAGCGATGCGGTCCCAATCGCTCATTCCGTAGTTGTTGTACAGGAAGACGCGGTTGGTATCGGCGAGTAGTGTCACCGCAGCGTTGCGCTCAGCATCCGTCCAGCTTCCATCAGGAACGTGGAAGGTCTTGTGTGCGACCTTGCCTGCGAGCCTGAGTGCTACGTCCTGCGGTGTGCTCTCCAAGAAGAAGAGCCCAACGGATTCCCTGTGCGTCATCACGACGTTCGCGGATTCCTGAAGCAGGAAGTCTGTCTTGCCAATTCCTGTCCCCGCTGCGAGCACCCACACTTCCCCCTCACGTCTCCCATAGGTCAACGTTGAGAGTGTCGGGAGTGTCCACGACTTGCCCTCTGCGACTGCCTTACCCACCGACTCAGCGATGTCCGAGAGGGACACGATGCCGTCCGGTCGATAGGGCTTCGCCTTCCACAGCGCGTTGACAAGTTCTTCTGTGCGCCCCGCCACGAGCATGTCGTTGGCATCCTTCAGGGGCAGCTCAGCGATCTTCGCGCGCGGACCAAGAACCTGTGCCGCCAACATCGCAGCTTCACGTCCCGGCTCGTCCATGTCGAAAAGCAACACCACTTCCTCAAAGCCAAGGAAGTAGTCACGATGCTTCGCCATGAACTTCTTGGCCGTCGATGCGCCGTTGATGAGTGACACGACAGGCCAGCGATTCCCCTGAACCTGTGAGACAGTGAGGCAATCAATCTCCCCTTCGGTCACCACGATTTTCTTCCCGGTCTTCTGCCAGAGCTGCGCTCCGAATGGCAGGGCACCGTCTACCGTTCCTAAGATCGTGAACTTCTTGCCAGCGCCGCGAACCTTCTGGCCGATCATCTGGCCGTCCGCGTTGTAGTAGGGCGCTACTTGTACAGCCTTACCGCCGAGCGTGCTCTTGATGTAGCCGAACTTTTGGCAAGTTTCTTCAGTGATCTTTCGGGACGGTAGCGGGCCTGCCTCTCCGCTTAAGAGAGTCTCCGAAGCCACAGCGTGCCGTCGCTGAGTCGGTGTGCCTGATACCACACCCCCTGTGCGTCCGCATGAGAAGCAATAAGAGTGTAAGTCTGAGTAGGTCGCGCAGGCGTCGGAGCTTCCGCAATCTGTGCAAGGACCCTTACTGAGGAGTTCACTCTCCACGCGGCCAGTGAACGAAAGTGTGTGCGCTAATGCCGTGCTCGTAGACACCATCCCCGTTGCTCTTGCTGCCATCTTCCGAGGTATTGCCAGCAATGCCGATCAGTGGTGCGTCGTCACAGACTAAGCCGATGTGGTGAGCATGGTCATTTGCATCGACGTACAGGAACATGTCTCCAATCTGGACAGGCCGGTCACGCAGCCAACCATTCTTTTTTGCCAGGGCGTAGACATCCTGACAGACTCCTGTGCGTCCAATAGGGCTCTTCGTGAATCCGCCGAACGCCAGCGCGAGAACCACGGAGACGAAATAGCAACACCAACTCTCGCCCGCCACGCCGCCAGCGAGCTTCTGGATGCCCTCAACCCATATGCCTTTGTTGGGGCCACCGACCTCGCGAACGAAGAGGAACTTCCTTGCGAGGTAGATGACCTCTTCACTTCTTGTCATGGTCCTCCATAAGCGCCGCGATGGCAGCGAGTGATTTCCTATTTGGGGACTCCGCAATCCACGCCGGAGGGACGTGCTTGTCCGCGTAGAGGAAGCCGTTCGTCCCGCACCAGACCGCGTAAGTAGTTCTTGACTGCTTACTGATGCGCGCGCTGCTGTTGGAAAAGACAAAGCGCACCTCAACGTCTGGATGCGCGGATTTCACTGCTAAGTGCTTCTGTCGGTCTGCCGTTACGAAGCGGCCCTTCAACTCAATCACAACACCGTTCGGTAAAACAATGTCGGGATGGTAGGCGCGCCTCTTAGGTTTCGGTGTAAATGGCATGACGAGCGTTTCGTACTGGAACTTCACGCCCGCATCGGTCAACTCCTTCGCTACCGCTACCTCCAATCCCGAGCGATAGCCCAATGCGCGGGCGTGCCGGTACTTGTCCTTCGTATAAGCCAGTGGATTCTCTCCGGGGTCGCGACCATAGGATGCGATGCGATACAGGCGGCGTTGCCGCACGCGCTGCGGTTCAGGGTTTGCTCGATACCGCCGCAGTTGACTGTCGCGAATGTACTCCGGATGGGCGAGTGCCCACTTGCGGGAGTTTGTACGGACTCGGCAAGCAGTCGTACAGAAGCGCGCCTGAGTGGCGCGGGTGGATGGCATAACTCCACCACACCCGGCACACAATCTCAGCGGATACCTTCGCAGGCATCAAGGATGAGGCAGCCGGGACAATCCAACATCTTCCCGTAGTGCGCGTCATCTTTATCGGCATACTCGTGCGCCTCTTCAATTTCCATCGTGCGATGTTCGCCGTCGATGATGAGGAGCACACGGGGACCCTTCTGTGTCTGAATGATCTCAGCAGAGACCATTAGAAGTCGTCGCCTTCCGTATCGGCACCAACAGGCTCGTTCACTTCAAAGCCACCCTCTTCCGCCGCAAAGCCGAACGACGATGCACTCCGGCTGTTGCCGCTCCACTGCTTGAGTTGGAGGATTTGCACAGCCACGCAGGACTTCTTGATGCCGACAGACTTGGTGCCAGGGATGAAATACGAATTGAGTTCGTAAGCGACCTTGATAAGGCTACCCCCACCCACTTCCGCATCCGTCACTGCGCCCATCGAATCATAGAGCACCGGCTTGAGGTTCCACGTCTTGCCATCGGCCTTACGGGTGATGACAGAAGGCAGCGTGAACTT